CTGCCTCGACGCTGTAAAAGAGGTACACTGCACCCGATGCCTTATGCTTACGCAAGCACGGGAAGCTAAAGGTTTCATTTGCGTTAGTCTCTTCTGCCCTTGAACTTATCTTACTCATAGTATTTATCCTATTGATTTGAATGCTGATATCTTATAGTCCAATTGCACTAGTATGTTGTAATGCTTACCACCTAACTTGTTCTTTGTTAGACAGAGCATACGCTTACCAGTAGCCTGTGCCTGAGCATCCATGCCTATGCCTATCATGGCATCACACATGCCTTGAACTCCTACGTTACTGTAATACACATCCTTAATGGTTAAGAACATCTTGCCTATAGCTTTCTCATCTGCCTGAGACATGCTAATACCTGCCACCTTGTGCTTGCTATAAAATATACGCATCTTGTACGCTAATTTTTCTAGCAACTGTGTCTTCTCAGGTTCCTTACCCTTACCACCTAGTATCAGGTTAGGTAGTTGGTCAATGATACAAACCTTAGGCTTATGCTCAAGGATGAGTGACTGTACCTGTGCTATGCTGCCCGGTGATAGGTGAACAAAGATTAAGTTTGCCCATCCACGCTTACGAGCCAGTACCATGGCACCCTTCCTGTCGTCTTCAACATCCTCAGCTGTCCACTGAGTGAACCGACATAAGAAACGTATCATGTACATCGCTGCACTCTCTTCGTTCCCAATGTACAGCACCTTGTCACCCTTACGGGTACGCTTATGACATGCTATGGAGTACGCTGTATTGATAGCGAAGGCTGTCTTGCCTGTCTCTGGTGGTGCATACACTAACGTATGACTGCCCACTATAAGACCACCATTGAACGCATCGTTAAGCTCACGGGGTGCAATAGGTATACGGTTCTTCGTGCTTACCTCATCGGCAAAGGAATCAACGTCAGCATCAGCATATACTACGGGTGCATCACTCTCATCCACTAGGCCATCAGCCTGTATCTTGTTGTACTTCTCAAGCAGTGGTGCTGCCTTGTCATGGTCACCTGCAAGCAAGTACCCACCTATCAGCTCACCTATACTGTCGGACTTCATGTCCCTGTAATCATCCAGTATATTTTCAACCGATACCTTGACCATCCTGTTAAGGAATGACTCAAACTTATCCTTGTGCTTAGGGTATGACCTGCTTAGTCTTTGGAGCAGTGACTGTACATCCATACAGTGTGCCTCGGCATCCCTACCGTAGTACTTCACCAACTCTTTGAACACTAGCTCACCCATGTCACTGAAGTCGCCATCATCATGGTACTGAATCACTGAGTCATAGGCACTGCGTGACTGTATCAACGCTGCTATTATCGTGCCCTCTTCCATGGCTTACTCCTCTTTGATTAACTTCACTTCGCTATCGTAGAATGGGTAGTCTAACTTACAGACACCGACATCACATCCTAATTCTTTTAAAGTATCAGGGCTAACATGATACAGATATGTACCAGTGCCTGTGTCCTCTATCTTGCACTCCACTATGCATCCCTCGGCAGGTAGTAGTGATACATAACCGCCAACATCAATTAGCTTTACATGCCCTGTGGGGTACTCTTCATGCCCTAATACGTAGTCCTTAATGCACCACCAAGGGTGTGGTATCAATCAGCTTTACCCGTGCTATTAGTTCACAGTTACCGACGATTTCAGCAGGGATACAGCAGCGGTTCAGGTTAATAGGGGACGTGATGTCGTCCGTAAACACACTACCTGCTGTCTTGCCATCAGTACCATCACTAACTTCATGGACAGTGAACAGCCCTACTTCACCAATGAATTCAATCTTTAATGCTGCCTGCATTAATTCTACTAACTGTGCGTTCATACGGTACGTTGCGCCTTGAATAAATTTGCTCATATTGTTACACCTTTAAATATTAAGTTAAGTTCCTGTGTTGTCATGTCCTTAGGGTCAGCCCCTAGTAGCGGTATGACTAGCACGTTATTGAAAGCTAATGACAAGCTACGCTTCAGCTTGATTGCCTTGGTTACTGCATCTGCATCAAGCAGAATGATTAACTCTTTTACCCCCAGTGCAAGCATCGTTGACACATGCCTATCAAATATGTTAGTGCCACCTAAACAGCACGTTGATAGCCCCATTTGTGAGTTGATGCGGAGCATAGACGGATAGTCCTCTACCACACACACTCGCTTGGTTGCTACCACCTTGGCTAGCACATCCATGTTAGGGAACAGCAGCCCTCCATCACCTTGCATTGTTTGCTTCCAGTATGCCTTGGCTCCCTTGGTTGGTATGTCACCATCAAGTTCTGGATAGTGCCGCGCTATGTACCCATGGATACGACCAAGAACATCATACTGAGGGTAGTACACCCGCATGTCCTGCTCACTAAACCTGCACTGGGTCAATAACTTACGGCTTATCTTAAACTTATTAGACAGGTATTCTATCTCGTGTTCATGTAAGACGGACAGTGTACCAGTAAATAATTTTACTTGTCTAATAACCTTTTGGTCTAAGCACCTACCTTCTTCGCCCTTGCTAGTGATAATGCCCTTCAAATTACAGTGCATGCTGAAGCAAATGTACAACAGCTCACTGTTAGTGCGCGACATGCTGAAGGCATGCTTACTGCCACACTTGGGACACTCTCCCCGCATGCCACACCCATCGGGTAGTGACAGTGCCTGCTCTATCACGGCCTCTCTATAGTTAGAATGGGATGTCCTCATCCTTCACCACCTCAGTTGTAGTCTGGAATACAGGGGGCAGAGAATTAGAGTCGACACGTAAGTTAATCTTAGGTGCCTGAGGGTGGTTGCTATTGCTATGCCACCCTACAAACTTTATCTCTCTACCGTCCACGTTTAACACTCCTTTAAAGTCAGGGTCGGAGGGATTATACTTCCTTGTATTAACCCATAAGCCACCCGTATTTGGTTGGCTACTCACCTGTTACTGGCCGTACAAATTGATGCGCTATACGTGCAGGGCACAGCGGATAGTTGCCCCCGAAGGCTTCAGCTAATTCCTTGCCACCTTGGCATGCTGACTCACCTATCACATCAGGATTGTACGTGATGTTAGGGGTACAAATATTAAGCACACCCCCTAGTGTGACGGTGCCGCCATAGATGAAGGAGAATCCCTTATCATCACCCCATACTACGCCACATGCCTTAGATGCTAGCTTAGCTGCAGGTGCATAGAATTCATACACCTTACCTATCACTAGCTTGTTTCCTATGTGGTCACGCACGAATACATCAGTGCTGAAGTCGAACAGTGCAGCCAGTGCATTGTCTGCTATGGCTTGCTTGATGTCACTCCTTGCGCTGTTATTGTTGTCCTTAAGCAGCCCCCTTGTGGGTAACTAACTCATTGTTGTAAGGCTTACGGCTAGCACCGCTACGATTAGCACGAGCAGTTTGCTTGCGCTTGATGAGCTGCTGCTTAGCTGCAAACTCAGGGCTAACTTCCCAACGTTGTTCTATGCTGCCGTACAGGTCTTCAAAGATACGCTTGCCTTCAGCTAAGCTAATGGTTTGCTTAAGCTTTGGATGGTCACGGGTAGTGAACAATATAACAGTACCCTCTTGGTTTAACGTTGCGAATTTATCCGCAGTGCTGTGCAATTTTCTTAACAAAACTTCCAAAAAGAAGTGAGGTGAATGCTTAATCATAATAATTATCCTATCAATGTTAGTGCGTATTGTATGCCCAGTATTAAGGGCACTGCCACTGCTATAAAGGTGAGCAGTATTAGTATACACACGGTGTATGCTTTTATAACTTCTATCACTGCATGTACTGCTAGTATGGAGGCTAGTGCTATACATATAATGATGTCGAACAGTGTGCCCATTAAGTTATTGTTGCGTCACCCCCTGCCGTTGTTGCGGAAACAAAAGACTTCATCACCATTAGGTAACAGTCCGTATACTAAGTCGATGTCCACCCATTTGTTCTGGTGACACATGAGCCTAGCTAGTGCATATGCAGGCTGCTTAGTGGGCAGGTCTGCAAGGTTTCTTTGTATGGCACGTTCACCGATACAGTAGGCCACCATCACAGCAGGCTTATCAACTGTGCCTATCGTTAGCACCACCCGTATTGCTTTATGTGGCACGGAACACCTCCGTATCTGCGTGATTTAAATACCATACGAATCTATGAGCATTACCCCATGGTAAGTCATGTTGATAGTATGGACGTGGCTTAGGCGTTACATGCCACCATCCATGGCTAAGATATATATGTGGCTTACGAGTGTTACGAGTACGTGAATCGGACATCGTCTTCCCCTTCTTAAGTCTAAGTTTATTGATGGTCATCTTGAGCTTAGCTAGCGTGTCTCGCTGCTCAAATATAACCTCGTCATGCATAGCTATGATGCGATAGAAATTGTCCTCAGTCATAGCCATACGCTTGTCCTTAGCAGGACTCATGCCATTGGTATGCCATGGCTTAATCTCACTCATGCTGTACACTCCTCAGATTTGACTCTGATTAGTCCCGTTGGGGTCTTTAACCACAGCCCATATATATCTTCATATACATCGCCCGTCCAGTCAGTCAGTGTTGCACCATTCTTGCCACCTAAAACCCAATAGCATTTTAGTTTGGTAGCCTTCATACCCGTTAGCGTCATGTTACACCTCTTCTTTAATGTGAATAAGTTTGCCTACCTTGGCCAGTATTAGCTGACAGTTGCGAGTGTTATCAGGGTACGGTAACTCACGAGCAAAGATAGTCTCGTATCCCTTAGCTCTCATGTCTGCCATGAATTTATCATTCGCTTTAGTTGGTGTTAGCTTAGCCATGCTATTCCCCTTCTAGTAAGTGGTAGTGCAACACTACATCACACTCGTTATGCACGGCATCAATGAGTGCATCAAT